CTGCCGTTTATCAGTTACGCACCTAATCGTTTAGTTTCGGGTGAGGGGCGTCATCTCTGGCAGCTGTGGCCGCAAACTCTCTGGATGCTGGTGGGCGTTGGTTGCGCCTGGCTGACAGCCTGTTTTATTCCCGCTAAAAAAGGCAGCATTTTTGCACTCATTCTGGCGCAATTCGTCTTCGTATTGCTGGTGTGGGGAGCAGGAAAGGCGGCGACACAACTGGCACAAAATGGCAGTGCGCTGGCGCGTACCAGCCTCGGCAGTGGTTTCTGGCTGGCTGCGGCGCTGGCATTGCTGGCCTGTAGCGATGCCATCCGCCGAATCTCCACGCATCCGCTGTGGCGCTGGTTGTTGCATATGCAGATTGCCATTGTTCCGCTGTGGTTGCTGTACTCCGGCACGCTTAACGATCTCTCGTTAATGAAAGAATACGCCAACCGTCAGGATGTGTTTGACGACGCGCTGGCACAACATCTGACGTTGCTGTTTGGTGCGGTGCTGCCTGCGTTAGTGATTGGTGTGCCGTTGGGCATCTGGTGCTACTTTTCCACCGCGCGGCAAGGGGCGATTTTTTCTCTGCTGAATGTCATTCAGACCGTGCCTTCGGTAGCGCTCTTTGGCCTGTTGATTGCGCCGCTTGCCGCGCTGGTTACGGCCTTTCCGTGGCTGGGAACGCTCGGCATAGCAGGAACCGGAATGACACCCGCTCTGATTGCACTGGTGCTCTATGCCCTGTTACCGCTGGTGCGCGGCGTAGTAGTCGGCTTGAACCAGATCCCGCGCGATGTGCTGGAGAGCGCCAGAGCGATGGGGATGAGCGGGACGCAGCGTTTCCTGCATGTTCAGTTACCGCTGGCGTTACCGGTATTTCTGCGCAGCCTGCGGGTGGTGATGGTGCAAACCGTTGGCATGGCGGTGATTGCGGCGTTAATCGGCGCAGGCGGTTTTGGTGCGCTGGTTTTTCAGGGGCTGTTAAGCAGTGCCATTGATTTAGTGTTGCTGGGGGTGATCCCGGTAATTGTTCTGGCGGTGCTTACCGACGCGCTGTTCGATTTGCTTATCGCACTGCTGAAGGTGAAACGTAATGATTGAATTTAGCCATGTCAGCAAACTGTTCGGCACACAAAAAGCCGTTAACGATCTCAATCTCAATTTTCAGGAGGGGAGTTTTTCGGTGCTGATTGGTACATCAGGCTCCGGTAAATCCACCACTCTGAAAATGATTAACCGCCTGGTGGAGCATGACAGTGGCGTGATCCGCTTTGCCGGAGAAGAAATTCGCTCGCTGCCAGTGCTGGAGTTGCGCCGCCGGATGGGCTATGCCATTCAATCTATTGGCCTGTTTCCCCACTGGAGCGTGGCGCAAAACATTGCCACCGTGCCGCAATTACAAAAATGGTCGCGGGCGCGGATCGACGATCGTATCGACGAATTAATGGCGCTGCTGGGGCTGGAGCCGGATTTGCGTGAGCGTTATCCGCATAAGCTTTCCGGCGGTCAGCAGCAACGTGTGGGAGTGGCCCGCGCGCTGGCTGCCGATCCGCAAGTCTTGCTGATGGATGAGCCATTCGGCGCACTGGACCCGGTAACGCGTGGCGCGTTGCAACAAGAGATGACGCGCATTCACCGTTTGCAGGGGCGCACTATTGTGCTGGTCACTCATGATATTGATGAGGCGCTACGGCTGGCAGAACATCTGGTATTGATGGATCACGGTGAAGTCGTGCAGCAGGGCAATCCTCTGGCGATGCTGACTCATCCGGCGAATGATTTTGTCCGCCAGTTTTTTGGGCATAGTGAACTGGGTGTCCGCCTGCTTTCGTTACGTAGCGTGGCGGATTACGTGCGTCGCGAAGAACGGGCAGAAGGTGAGGCGCTGGCAGAAGAGATGACGCTACGCGATGCGCTCTCCCTGTTTGTCGCGCGGGGATGTGAAGTGCTGCCGGTGGTGAACACGCAGGGCGAGCCTTGCGGCACGCTGCATTTTCAGGATCTGCTGGAGGAGGCGTAATCGTATGAAGATGTTGCGCGATCAGCTGTTCTGGCTGATTGCTCTGTTTGTGGCGCTGATTTTCTGGCTGCCTTACAGCCAGCCGCTGTTTGCTGCCTTGTTCCCACAACTGCCACGACCCGTTTATCAGCAGGAAAGCTTTGCAGCTCTGGCACTGGCTCATTTCTGGCTGGTGGGAATTTCGAGTTTGTTTGCGGTGATCATTGGTACTGGTGCCGGAATTGCTGTCACTCGCCCGTGGGGTGCGGAATTTCGCCCACTGGTGGAAACTATTGCCGCCGTTGGGCAGACTTTTCCGCCCGTCGCGGTGCTGGCGATTGCCGTTCCGGTGATCGGCTTTGGTCTGAAACCAGCGATTATCGCCTTGATCCTTTACGGCGTGCTGCCCGTCCTGCAGGCGACACTTGCCGGGCTGGGAGCGATTGATGCCAGCGTGACAGAAGTTGCGAAAGGTATGGGAATGAGTCGTGGTCAGCGACTGCGTAAGGTCGAGCTACCGCTGGCAGCTCCGGTGATTCTGGCGGGTGTACGAACTTCGGTGATTATCAACATTGGCACGGCGACGATCGCCTCAACGGTAGGGGCCAACACGCTGGGTACGCCGATCATCATCGGGCTTAGCGGATTTAATACCGCGTATGTGATCCAGGGAGCGTTACTGGTGGCACTGGCGGCGATCATCGCAGACCGCCTGTTTGAAAGGCTGGTGCAGGCGTTCAGCCAGCACGCAAAATAAAGGTATAACCTGCGAGCATGACGCCACCAATTCCGCCTAACGCCATAAGCAGGAACAGGGCGATGACCCCAATTTTAGCTATGCGCATAATGCACTCCTTATGTTAACGAAAGGATTGTACAGTAAAGCGTATTTGTTAACGAATCATTAAATGCCGAGTGGGAAAATATCATGGCCTTGTTCCTGCCAACTGGTGAGTTGCTGCTGTTGGGCGGAGGTTCGATTATCACCGCACCATACCAGCAATGTACGGCCTTCGAACAGTTCAGGGCGTAGTTGATTGAGCGAGTGGGCGAGGACATCAATGCGCCATCCTTGTTGACTGGCAATCCAGCCCTCCAGCCACAGACGAGTGGTATCCTGAATATTCCAGCCAACCACCAGTGCATCTTTACCCTGTTTTTTGCGCGCCGAAGCCAGGCAAATAGAGATGTAGTTGATCAGTACGCCGTCGAGGATCGCCAGCAGCGCCTGGAGAGTCGGTTGTTGGCACTGAAGCCGTCGGCGCAGTGGAATGAACAGATGTGTGGTGAGTGTCTGGGCGGGGTAATCCTGACCGCGCTCTTTGATCCACGTTCGCAGGCTATGCAGATTGCCGCTTTGCAGGTAAGTCAGTAATGTTTCTTGCTGATCGCGCCAGCCGTTCTGCACATCAACATTTTCATTACTGAGCAGCATTTTTACTTTGCTGACCTGCACGCCATTGTCGATCCAGCGTTTGATCTCGCGGATCCGGTCAATATCGGCATCGTTGAACAGCCGATGACCGCCGTCTGTCCGTTGCGGTTTCAGCAATCCGTAACGCCTCTGCCACGCGCGTAACGTGACAGGGATTAAGGGTAAACTAACTGATTTTACAAGTTTTTATTTTACCCCACTTTCTTATGGGGCATACATGGGACACTTTCAGATAGTCTTTTGTTAAGGAGTTCTATCTGTTCGTGATTGTTGTCTTTCATCCATGCTCCGTAAACATTGAATACCATTTGTGCGTTTGTGTGGCCCATCTGGCTTGCGATAAAACTAGGATTAGCTCCAGCGGCAAGTGACCAGCATGCATAAGTATGCCTGGATTGGTACGATTTTCTGTGTCTCAGACCTGCGCGTTTTAAGATACTTGTCCATGACTCCCTGATGGAGTCAACCTTATAGTGCGGTCCGGAAAACTGCCGCTGTTTTATTACCTGAGGACTAAAAACAAAAGTGCATTTATGCACAGTACTTCTCCCATATTCCCTCTGCTTTACCTCTACAGAATGTTGCTTTCCAAGCATGGTCATTTCCGCCTGACTTTTAAGAGCATCAATAGCTGGTTGAACCAGATGAATTGTCCTTCCGGTGCCAGCATCGGTTTTTGGTGGAGTGAATTCGCCAAGTTTTGTATAATTCCTACGGATGGTTATAGTCCTTGCTTTAAGATCTATATCTTCCCATGCCAGCGATACCAGCTCCCCGTGACGAATACCCGTGTATACAGCGAGAATCCACAGGTTTTTTGTTTGTTGATGACGGCAAGCCTCAATAAAACGAATAAATTCGTCACGGGTGAGAGGATCTGGTTTTACCTTGGACTTTTTTAAGGGTGCCAGACCGTTAAATGGGTTTCCTGAGGTATAACCATTATCTGTTGCAAATTGAAACATTCCAGCTATGGTTGTCATATAGTAGTTTACTGTGACCACTGAGCGCCCTTTTATGGAAGAAATCTTTCCATTAGAAAGCTTTTGGTAACCGGTCAACAAATCTCTCCTTGCGAAAAGTAAATCCTCTTTTGTTATGGATGAAACCAGTTTTTTCTCACCCAACATAGGCAACATGTTTTTAATTACTGACTGGTAACGATTAAGTGCATTCGCACAAATCTCAATTTTCTTAAGGTCCAACCATTTTTCCGAAAGTGCCTTAACGGTTATCTCTCTTTTTCCCAGACCAAAGTGTTTCAGGTTAGGGGAATTAGGGAACTGTGTGGCGTAGTCGAAACTCCCCATTCTGATTGCAAAACAAACGGAAGTGCGAAGTTCACCTGCGATCTTCCGGTTTTTGGCGGTGTCAGGAACACCGAGGTTTTCTCTGACACGTTTGCCATTATAGTGAAACCATATACGGAGTGATCCTCCATGGTTTTCAACGCCTGTCGGGTATGATACGTTACTCATTAAACCTCCCAGACGTCCAGGAGCATTAACAGGTTAACCGGAACTTGCATTTTTGGCACCTGGTTGTTTCTGGTTTTCGATCCATCGCATAATTTCTTCGATGTTGTACAGGCATTCACTGTAATGCCCAGGATCACCTTCTACAGCGTAATGGCGGTATTCTTTTCCCTGCATCCATGACTTTCTCCTGGCCCGCTCGATGGTGCCGGGCTTTAGCCCTGTTGATGCAATAAGGACTCTCTCCGTACACCATTTGCTGGGGGTTATCTGATAGATGATTGTCTGCATGCCAACCTCATAAAACTTTCATCCACGGCAGTGGCACCACACGTCAAACATTCGCTTCACAACTTCACGACAGTAGAAACCGTCACCATCTTGCGTCAGGTCATAGCGATTGCCGTAACGCTGGTGGACCCATCGTTCAAATGCTTTATTCATTCTTTACTTCCTTTTTATGGCTCGTAATTTTTTCAGGTGCTTTTCCTGCTCAGTATCCGCGAGAATTTTGCGGTACTCCTGGTGGTCAATATGTTCGAACAGGCTGTTGAACTCAGTGATGCGTACCCGCCCGGAGCGCCCGTCCATCCTCCGAAAGAATACCGAGTGAACAGTACTGCGAGTAATTTTTACCGGGTAGCCAGCACTATCGGTGTATATCTGCCCGCGTTGAATCAAAGCGAACATGTGGTTATCCCCATCGACAAATCGAGAACACAACAAACGCTGCTGCGAATACCACCCCCAGAGTTACGATTGCATCAGGCCAGCTCATTGATTCACCTCCTGCGGCGGTTCTGGCAGCGGCATCCAGTGGGTTACCTCCTTGAGATACAGGTCTTCGCCATCACCGTCATCCCAAGTGGGCTTGCCATCATTAAACCAGTCGCCATATACGCCGACCTGAGTGTTGGGGATGTTTGGTGGGTAGTTGTTTTTAAAGTCAGCAGCTAACACATAGCATTGTCGCTCTCCCATTTCTGGCATTCGCTCACTACAGCTTATCCAACTCTCCGGAGTTACCGGAGAGTTGCCAGCCTCATACGCCACACGCATCCAGTGCATAAGCGTTTCAGTGCTCACACAGCCGCAATCAACATCAATTTTGCCGTGCTGCTGTTCCAGCCATTGCTCAAAAGTTAACTTGTAAGTTTGGCTTACAGGTTCTGCACTATCAGCTTCGCGCCGCTTCTGTAGCTCTGCTGCCATCGCTCTCACGACTTCAACTGGTGCCCTTGCCGCAAACTCTATGTTGGTGATCAGCTCATTAAGATATTGCTCGCCTGGATACTGTTTCTTATCGGTTATAGTGGTCATGCTGCGTTTCCTTCTTTCTTATTAACAATTACACCGTCATATATTTCATTAAGGTGTCCTCTTAGCTCCATGCGCCTTAATGCAGATAACATGTAATCGCATTCAACCTGCTTATTCCCAGTAAATGGCTTATCGTCAGAATTACCCCAACAGCAATTACCCCTGGGCCATCCATGTACTTTCCGTACTCTTCCGTTAACAACGTGAAGTAATCCCCAGCCGGGAGGTAAATCCTCAACTGAAATAATTTCCGGCTCACTAATAAAGAATCGCCAGTCGCCCATGCCAAGTGAGGGATTTTTACGGAAACGCTTTTTTCTATCTGCCAACAAGTCAGCACGAGAACACTTCGCCTCTATCAGGCATGATGCTGAATTTCTGAATCCCATAGCATCTGGCTGTTCTCCGGTACTGGTTACAGCAACAAAGCGGTCATGAAAGCAAACCTTGAACCCGTTGCGCTTAAGGAACTTGTACGCAATCTGACAGAGTTCGTGGTGTGTTAACGCCATATCACTCTCCTTTCCCATGAAGCATGGCGGCGCGGCAGGCGTTCCATATTTCGGCAGCAATATCGCGCTCGCTATCGGTTAATTTGTACGTGGAAACATAGCCAGAGAGCATTTCTACGTTTTCCGGAGTTGCTTCTTCCGGCACTACCGGCGCTGGCAAGGCAGCGTGATAGTAGAGTGGCATAGTTTTGTACAGTGGTTCGCCAGGACTTCCGTCAACCTGATTCCATTCTTCAACCCAGGCATCAACAACCGCTTTGCTGGTTGATACATGTTCTTCTGAATCTACATTTTGTCCTGATATACAGAACATAACTGCTTCTGCTTCCAGCGATGCCAGTGCGATTTCATAAGCCCGACGCTCAATATTGTCTCGGACGTCCAGGCTGCCTATACGCTCTTTGATTTCTTTAATCAGTTCTTTGTCGGTTAAAGTGGTCATTTGTTAATCCTCAAAACTTTATGCCCGGGCGCAAAAGCACGCGTTTTGTCTTTGCTTATTCGCCAGCCATCCTTGCGCGCCTCTTTTGCACAACCAGACCATGACGTACCGATATACTCACCGAAGTCTGGCGACTTATATTTGCCATCTGTACACTGGAGGCAGTCACAATAGAGATGCATGGTGTAACTTGCGGCAATAGCCATATCACTCTCCTTTAGTGCGCAAATGGTTTTTCCAGCGGTTTTGCGCCGCGCTGGGCTTTTTGCAAAAACCACAATCCATCATCCCGTAATATTTCATCAACCCCATCCGTCGGTTGCTGAGTCTCACCCACTGCCAGACGCCAGGAGCGTTTCTACGAACTAACAGAATCTTTGCTTTACGGTTGTTGGTTGCCATATCACTCTCCTTTGATGCGAATGCCAGCGACGCGTAATGCGTGTTCTAGGTCAATCAGGTAAAGCCAACTGCCATTTTCTTTAGGTATCATGACATGTCGCTCATCTGCATTTATCGGGTGTCCATATCGAAGGTCGTAGCGAGTCGGTAATTGAACTTCCCGCGCTTCCAGTTCAGCAATACGCTTGCTCCCATCAGAGATAACGCCTTCGTAATACTCACGCTGCTCGTTGAGTTGTGATTTTGCTTCTTCCAGTCCATCCAGCAAATCAGCGATAATATCCGCTTCCCGATGACGGATGTGACGCTTAAACGCAGCAAGAGCCGCATCACAATCCCGTTCAGCATTTGGGCTGTCCGGGATAGCCTGATACCACGCCAGCGTCGACTGATAGTTTTGTGCTGCCTCACGAAGCGCCTCATAGTTAACCTCTCTCATTGAGCCACCTCCTGATAAATCACTGCATGCCCCAGTTTCTCCGCCAGTGCCAGCTCTGCCTTAGCGCCCGCTGACCGCTGCCAGCCATTCAGCATGTAAATCGCATCCACACAACGAATCATTGCCATGCAAATATCCATGTAGTGCGGCTGTGTCAGCCCGTCCGGAAGTACTGCCGGGTTTAAGACGGTATGCCCTTCCCGTTTCAGTTCCTCTTCCGCCTTGTGAAACGCCTCACGGTTGAAATTTTCATATCCCGTCATTGGACCGGCAATATAAACTCTGACCCTCACTCCATCACCTCCTGAAAGTTTCCCCGATAGAACGCCAGCACACGCTGCATAACTTCGCTCTGGCGGCACTCACGACAAATTATGTTCTGCCGTCTGTTGTAACGACGTATTTCTCCGTCAGGTAACTTTCGAATCAGTGTCGGGTCAGCAGCCTTCTCCGGTGTCTTACGCCATACGCGATACGCCTGCTCTGATGGAAATACCCCGCAACCAGAGAGCCAGACATCACCACTGGCCGCAAGCGCACCAGATAAACGACGAATAGCGGTCTTACTGACACCCGTTTTATCTGCCAGTTGTCGAAAAGTTTCTCGTCCGCTCAGGCGCACGAATTCCACAATGCGCGCCTTCACTTCTTCCCGCTCTTCTGGTGTAAATACTTTTGCCATAAGCGCCTCCGGCAATCACTTTTCCGATACAACACGGCGGGAAGAATCAGTAATCTGTCGAACAATATCCCGGTGCTTGTTCAGCTCCCGCAGCGCGGCGCAGACTCGCTCCCAC